CGTGTAGCTGGAGTACCAACTTCAGAGCCTATCACGTTCGATTTCTTCAATATCTCTGGTTTAGGGGTAGACTTGGTAGCAGGTGACCCAGATATTGATGAATTAATCGCTTCAGGCGTATGTGTAATGGAACGAGTTCAGAACGGTGGAATTCGCCTAGCACAAGGTGTAACAACGTATCTTGGACCAGTACGTACACCTAACGTAGAGATCAGTACAGGACGTACAGCAGATGAAGTTTCTGACCGTGTTACAAACCGATTAGAAGACACATTCGTAGGCTCTAGCTCTGCGATTGCTACTAACTCTTCTGTAACTACAGAAGCTACTAACGTTCTAGACGAATGTACACGTGAGAAGTTAATTCTCGGATACCGTAACATTCGAGTACGATTCGAAGGTACTGCTGTATATGTTGATTATGAAGCTGCTATCACAGAGCCAATTAACTTCATCCTAGTAACATCTCACTTTGTTCCATCTAGTACGTTTAACAACCTAGTAGAGGGACAACAAATCTAAGGAGGTGACTACCTATGGGAATGGTAGATAAACAGACGGTACATGCTGGTCATACCATAAACATCCGTATTCGTGGTGAAATCGTTGGTAGGATTCAGGGCTTAGATGGTGAGCGTGATTTCGGTACAGAAGGTGTATACGAAATCGGTTCAATGATGCCACAAGAGCACGTACACAACAAGTATACTGGGTCTGTGACTTGCGAACGATTCTTCGTACGTAAGAAAGACCTTGCTAAACTGGGTATGGCTGCTGTGGGTGAAGAGGTATTGAAGAAAGATATTATCACTATCGAGGTAGTAGATAAGTATACTAAAGAGATTGTTCGTTCTTACCACGGATGCTCTATTGGTAACTATCGTGAGAACTTCCGAGTTAACGCTATCGCAGGTGAAAATGCTAGCTTCCAATATCTGTATGCAAGCTAAATAGTACTAACAATAGTAGGAGCAGGGGTATAATTTACGTACCCCTGCTCCTATTTTTATTATGAATTAAAACTCAAGGAGGTATTACTATGTCAGAGAATATTAAGACAATTACACTTAACATGTTACAGGATGTTAACCAAGGTGATGAGCGTACCCACACTTTTAAAGCAGACTTTTCAGATGTAGACCCAACATTCGTGGGTATGTTTACAGTACACCACCCTAATATGATGGATGAGTTAGCTATTGGACGTTTATATGCTAGTCTAAAAGGTGGAATGGCTGTAGACCAATTCACAGACAATATTGCTACGGTTGTCTCTACACTAGATGTGGTGTTAGATAAGAAACCTGAATGGTTCCATGTAGGTAACTCAAAGGTAGACTATCCTATGTGGGAAGTTATCTACTTAGAGTACAGAAATTGGGTGGAGTCCTTTCGTAAGCCAGCTAAAAAAGATAACAATGAAGGAGATAGCAAAGACGAGTCAAGCGAGGTTCGAGTGGTGGGTACAGACCAAGTTTAATGTCCTAACTACAGACCCTAGATACAAAGCCTTAACAACGGAGCAATTTGACCTTATGTACCACCATTACCTTCTAGATAACCCAGAGGAGGAAGATGTGGTTAAGGCTGCTACTGACCCTGACTATAAGGAAGATGAGCCAGAGAGCTATGCAGACCCTGAATTCCAAGAGGCATGGGACGATATGGATAACGATAAGGTTGTTAAGGGAGAGGTAGAAGAAAAAGACGAATTTGAGGAGGTGTAATAAATGGCTAGGAATCGGACGGATGCAGATATTAGATTCAGAGCTGATACTACCGATGCCCTCTCTGACATAAAGCAACTGGAAAGCAAAGTAGCCAAGTTAAAGGACTTAGCTAACCAGGGTGAGCAATCACAGGGAGGATTACTCTCCTACAGACAAGTCTCTATGTATAAAAAAATTCTAGGTGAGACTGAAGAACTCTATAATAAGCACTATAAACGCCTAGAACGTATGGAAGCGGATTATGGACGTAAGGTAGAGGAAAATCAAAAGAAGATTAAGAAGTATCAAGAACAGCTTAGAAACTCCCAAGGTGGTAATAAGTGGGGGGATGTGGCTAGTCCTAGAGTACAGCAATTCTATCAGTCTAGGCTAGACCAAGCTACTGCTGATAGAGATAAAATCAATTCTGGAACTAATGAAGCTGAAATGCAACGTCTACGTAACGTTGTAAACCAGATGAACCCTACTGTACAACAACGTAATGAAAACCGTGACCGTATAGACAAGATGCATGAACGTGATCCTGTAACAGAGCGTATGCTTCATGGGGTAACTACTGCTGTACAGTCAGCAGGTATTATTGCCAGTATAGGTCAGATGTTCAATTACGGCAACCGATACGCTGATATACTGAGACCACAGGAGCTACAGGCTTCTCAAATGGGACAGAAAATTGGCTATGGTGAAGATGGCAATGATGAAACCCTCCGTGAGAGAGCAGTAAATGTAGGTCTAAAGAATCAGTACAAAACAGGAGAGACTCTACAAACTCAATCTATCTTAGCTAGTGGTGGTAGAACTAATCTAGATAAGCTAGACGCAGATACTGAAGCTGCACAGTCATTTGGACGTAATACAGGTACTAATCCTGACCAACTTGCTAATATGGGTAGTATGCTTCAACGTATGGGGGCTATGGATGAGGGGCAGATGAAACGCTTATCAGACTTGATAGGTGGTGCTGTATCTAAAACCAAGATGAGTGGTCGAGAAGAGGAAATGATGAGAGCGACCACTTCCCTAGCACAATCAGTGAGTAGAGGACTACCAGAATTTAAGGATGACCAATTCAAGAACATGTTATCTGCCCAAGTTATGTTAGGTCAGCTATCTCCAGAGCTTAAAGGTGAACGTGGCTCTAAATTACTAGGCACTATGGATGCAGGTTTCAAGGAAGGTAACCATACCTTAGACGTATTAATGCGTAATGGTAACTCTGACTTCCTAGGAGTAGAGGGTACTTGGAAGATGAAACTGCAACAAGAAGAGGGTATATCAAATCCTAAAAACATCACTGACCTAGTAAAAGGCTTGAAAGCTACCTATGGTAAGGACGTATTGAAAACCAGTCAAGGTCAAGCAGTAGCAGGTATGTCTCTGTCTCAAGGTCTTGGAGTAACTAAGAAAGAGAGTCAGAAGCTTATTGAATCTGGCTTCTTAGAGAAGATGGAACAAGGCAAGATGCCTACATCTAAGGAACTTGAACAAGCAGGTATGACAGACCTAGCGAAAAAGGCAAAAGCATGGGATAACGCTGAATCTAAGAATTGGACAGGGAATGAAGCAGGGTATGAGAAAACTGGTACCGAAACTGGAGGTAATATCTGGGCAGGTGCATCTAGCTATGCTGGACAGGCTTTTAACTCTCTTAATCCTTGGGTAGCATTCGGTGGTATGTCTGCTATGGCTCTTGGTGGCTCCTACATGATGGGTAAATACGGTAGAATGGGTCTATCTAGGGGGTTAGCTAACCTCAGACCTAATATAGGTCAGCAACGTGGAGCACTACCTAGAAGTGGAAACTTCATGGGTAATGTTAAGAACACTGCTGGGGGTCTATGGAATGCTACTAAGAGTGGGGCAGGTTCTCTGTGGAACTCCGCTAAGAGCGGTGGCTCTAAGGCTTGGAATTGGGGTAAAAACCTATTCAAAGGTGGGGGAGGTACTCCTCCTAGTGGTGGTGCTCCTGCTGGTGGAGGTCTATGGAGCAAGGTAAAAGGAGTAGGTGGAAAGGTACTTGGACCAATAGGTACTTTCTCGGCTCTTAACTGGGCTTCTGATATGGGGGATGAAGCTGGTGACTGGCTATTTGGTCATAGCAAAGGTGATATAAAAGCTGACCAACCTATATCCAATATAGGTAATGAGCCACTACGACACACGGATGATAAAAAGAGTGCATTCAGACGTGGTTGGGAATGGATGACTGGTAGTGACGATGAAGAAGATAAGAAGAAGGAAGAGGCTAAGAAAGAGGATAAAAAGAAAGAAGCTGAACCTCTACCTAAAACTGAAAAAGACGATGCCAAGCCTATACCAGAAGCTAAAAAAGACGATGGAACTGATAGCACTAAGAAAGAGCTAGAAGTAGACAGTATCAAGGTCAAAGATAAGTCAGTACAGGATTATCTAAGCAAGGATAAGGATGGAATATCTAAGTCTACCCCTAGTGCTAAGTCATCTTCTAGCGACAAGGATGTAGACACTAACATCAAGCTTGTTAAGATAGAGCACACTGTTAGGGTTGAATGGACAGGCAACAATCTATCTCCAGACAATGAATACAAGGTTTCAGGTAGTATCTCTAACTACTTCTCTACTGCTGCTGATATCCTTATGGGTAAAGGTGGTAATATGGGTGGAGCACCATCTATGGGAGGTATGAATCTATCTAGAGACCAGAGCCGAGAATAGGGAGGTTATATCATGGCAATTCAACGATATAAACCTAATGCCGAGGTCACTTTCTTTACTGAAGAGGGTCAGCTAGTAGCAAGAGGAGTAGCTGACCCTAATAGTAAGATAGACAATGACATTGTGGCAGTCTACACTAATAGAGATATAGGAGAAGATGCTCCTGTATTCAATATAACCCTCACTAACCGAAAGCCTTGGCATAGGTGGATTACTGCAAATGATATGTTGATTATCAAAATGTGCAGACCACCTGAAGCCTTGGCTGAAGTTATGTTTGGGCTAGTGGACTATGCAGGTAAGACTGTAGACGCTAACAATGATGCACCGTCTCGTACTGTTTCAGTAAAGGGCAGAGGGTTTGCTAAAGCATTTATACAATTTGATATTGGTATCGTGCCAGAGGCACAGTTCAATATTGAAAAGCTAGGTTGGGTTCAGACTCTAGGTATTACACTAGACCAAGCAACCCCAGATGAGCTAGCAAAAGCAGCATATGAGAAGATAGCCAAGCCTTTCATAAACTACAAGTGGAAAGGCTCTAAAGCTTTATTTGATATATTGAAAACTAAGTTTAGTGCAAGAAAAGATATGAAGTTACTAGACACATCTGGTTTGATGGCATGGCAAGGTAGTTTGCTAGGTATGTACAATGCTATAGCAGAGAAGCCTTTCCATGAAATATTCTACGAGGTAGAGGGCGGTTCACCCACTATGGTTATTAGGGAGACTCCCTTCAATAAGGACAAGTGGGATAAGTTGCCTTCTGTATCTGTAGGAGACCAAGACGTGGTGACAGATGATACAGGCAGAGGAGACCTAGAGACTTACACAATGTTCTCTGTAAGTGCCAAGACGTTAATGGCTCCAGATGACATGTTTAAGACATTTGGAGTTCGTCCATACTGGTATCCACCATATAAGAATAAATATGGTATCAGACGCTTGACAGTAGAGACTTCTTATCTTGCTGTAAATGGTACTCCTAGCGGAGGAGCAGGTGCAGGAGGCACTGGAATAGGTGCTGATGGTACTACTGGTGCACCACTTAACCCTGACCCTCCAGGAGTAGGAGGCAATACAGGAGGTAACAATGGAGGTACTGGAACTAACCCAACCAATCCTACTGCTCCTACTGACCCTAGTCAACCAAACTCTGGCAATGGTAACCAAGGTACTACAAACCAAGATGGTTCTACAGGCATTACTCCTGCCAATGGTAATGGTACTGGTTCTGTTGACTTAATGAAAGGTCTTATGGAAGACCTATATAACTGGAATATTCTTAATAACCACTTTTATAGCGGAAACATCGTTGTAAAAGGCAGTAACAAATACAAGGTGGGAACAAGACT